ATTTTTTATTATTAAATGTAATACCATGTTCTATTACTGGTCTTTTATCAAAGGGTTCCATACCACGAGATGGTTCAGATATATCAATAATTTCACTTTCGAATTTATGACCGTTCTTCTCCCATATTGCTGTATCCCCTTCGATACTCATTTTATCAACATGTAACATACTTGCCGAGGCCGAGTTACCTGTATCAAATTTAGCTCTGACTGGATTTTCTTCCATGCCATCAAATATAATACTTTCAATATAACCAACCTCTTGTCGCATGTATGGTCTTCTTTGTCGCTCTTTACTAAATAATTTTATTATTTTATCTAGTGTTTGCGCTGCCGATATTTTATCTGTGTGTTCCTGATTATCGTCATATCCCATAAAGTGAGAACGAATACCAGGTGAACCATTCACTTCTAATACATATAAATTCTTACCAACTTTACAGTGGTCTACACCACAATATGCTGCACCAACAGCTCTTGCAGAATTGATAACTAGTTCTTTTTCTTCGGGTGATAATATATAAGGTAACGTTTCTGCACCTAAATGGACATTATTTCTAAAATCTTTTTTATTTACCTTAACCCTTTCAGCACTAGCTATTATTTTACCATTTACCAGAAGTGTACGAATATCTGATTTTAAATCAAAATATTCTTGTATTAATAAATCAGCATCAAACTTCCAAAGAGATTGGGCCACAGATACCAAAGAAGCCATATCATTAACTCTTGATACACCAACGCCCTGTGTTCCTTTGAGTGTCTTAATAATAACTGGAAATTTACCACCAATATTCTTATGTGCATGTTCTATTGATTTAACATTATTAATAATAGATGTTCTTGGTACTGATATATTATTTCGTTCTAACGCAATTGTATTTGACATTTTATTATCACAAACCAACATTGTTTCTAAATCATTTACAAGGAAAAAGCCAATTGTTTGTATACCATCGATATTATTAATGGTAACCTCTCCGATATCAATGTCCTTTGTGGCAATAAATGCTTCTTGGACATCAATCATGGTACTTTTTATATTATACTTCTTAACAGTCTTCTGAATTAAATCCGCAAAGGTTCCCTCTTCGTCTCCCAGACCAAGTATTACGATGTGCAAATCTTGCATTGCAATAGGCTCCTCAACTGGAGCTTCTGTTAAAAATTTTGTGAACCTTTCCATTCTGCCTCGAACCAAATATTTCCTTCTGTATCCTTTGTATATTTATCCTTTTCGTAATTTCCACTTTCCACATAACCAAATGGTAACATATCATCTTGGATTGCTTTTAATCTTTCCTTATATAACATGTTCTTCATATCAATATTAGTTAAATTTTGGAATACATCAGTTGTTCCTCTACTGACAAAAGTACTCATCTCAATGATTGTCTGTGCATCGTATATAATCAGCTTTTTCTGCTCAATTAAATCTTTTACACTAGAACAACCAATCCTTTTAACTCTTCGTGTCATTGTAGCACCTAAAGCATTTGCCTTAACTGTGGATTCTACAAACATATTTTCATACTCTAAATCGTAATATAAGCCATTACAGACTACACCCCCTTGGTCATTACTTTCAATTACAACATATGCTTCGTTATATTCATTTGCATATTTGTATACTATATCTGGTAATAACATTGGAGATATATTATTATCTCTAAATGTTGCTACCTGTTCAAAGGGTTCACTTGTTACATCAATAATAGTAAATGTACTATAATCTTGATTTCGCCCTTTTGAAACATCAACGGTCATTACATATTCATGGTCCTTTTCAGGTTGTTTGTATATAAAGATATTTTCTTTATAAAACTCTGGGTCTCTACTCTGTTGTGCTAATAAATGATTTGCACTTATAAGAGTATTACCTCTACCGTGAAATGTATTTCCAAACTCTTGTTCAAACTGTAATTCCGAAGTATTGTTTACAGTCTCTTGCTTCCACTTTTCGTCTCTACCTGGAACATCCCACCAATCAACACGAAATGGTTTAAATTCATTTGTTCCTTGTGAAGCACCTTCCCATAACTTATGGTATATATTACCAATACCATTTGCTGTAGAAGTAATCACAATCTGTGTGTCTCTACCAGCAGATACTACAGGATATGTAGAAGTATAAAACTGTGCATCGTTTTCAACAAACGCAAACTCATCAAGGAAAAGCAAATTAATGGATAAACCCCTAATTGAGCTTCCTGATGTAGCCGAAGCTATTATCTTCGAATTATTACTAAATTCCACTGACCCTTTATTTAAAGCCTTACAACCTGGCTGTAAAAAGAAAGGAAGATTTTCTAATGCAAGTGTTATTCTTGCCAACATTTCTCTTGCAACAGCACCCTTATTAGCAAGAATAGCAATTGTTTTCTCTGGGTGAAATACAGCATACCATAGTAGATATACAACAGATGATATTGATTTACCACTCTGTCTACAAGCAAGAACAATACTAAATCTATTTGCCTTGAAATGTTCAAACATTTTTTCTTGGTAAGGATATAAGTTAAATGGAACTAATCCCTCATCAAGTGAAATAATTTTTACATATTTCTTTGCAAAATAAGCTGGGTCAAGCATACACTTCTGATACTCAAGAATTTCTTCCTTTGTAAAAGAAGTTTCGACTCCATCTCTTTTGACATTTGGGTTACCTAAGTAACCAAACTCATTGTTCCTGACTCTCTGCATCTATTACATTATCCTTATTTAATAATAACCTTTGTAAGTCAGCTGTGCTTCCTACAAACATGTTATTATTAGTCACTGTTTTTGCTTCTTCTCTTTCCTCTTGGGTCAAGTCTTTTTTCTGTTTCTGTAAATTCATTAGCTTTTCTGTGGTATCACCAATGTTTTTAATTGTTTGTGATAACACTTCAAAAGCTCTTGGGTGTTCTGATTCACGAGCTAATTCGGCCAGGACATCCATTGACCTAGTTCCAGTGTATATTAAATCCTTATAAGTCTTGCGAGAGAACTCATAATCATCTTTAACATCTCTATCTATTTTAATAGGTCTATTTTGTTTTATTTCTGGCAAATTCTTTTCTAATTTTGCCATCATTTTTTCTTTCTTTTCCATTATTCAGTACCATCTTGTGTTATGGTTGTAGTCACAGTATAATTTGATTCCGTATCAGTGGAACCAATAGTGAAATCCATTTCCTCAAATAAAGCTGCAGTATTATCTGTATCATGGAAATCAATATTGATTTCTCGTATAATACCTTGTTCGCCTGTAGGACCATAAAATTTCATTTTCATTGTAAAGTCTAATTGATATATTAATACTCTTCGCTCTACAAAATCACCTTCGTATTGGTCATCAATATTAACACTATTTAATATTACAGCAACATCTTGTTTATGAGCAAAACCTGATACTGGCGATATTGTTACATTATACTCTGGACTAAAATAAGGTAATATTTGTTCTACAACTTGTAATCCATCATCTTGGTTCTTTGCCATAATATATAATGACATTTCAATATTATAAGCAGTATGATGTTTTATTGTTTTCTTTTTACCTACATCAGAACCGTGTGCTTCTACTATTTTATTTCTCTTTTGTAATTTCTGTGTGGAATCAATCGCCAAACCGGTAATTTCAAATGCCATTCTTGGTAATTTTATGGCCATAGGAGCATCAAAACCTGTTTCCTGGTCTAAACGCGCAAGGAATTTTTGTTTTGGTCCATAGGCTAAAGGAACACGTACCTGATTTAAAACACTACCATCAGATGCTTTTCTAATAACTTTTAGATTATTAAACAGTGTACCAAATACGGCCACTGATTTACGCATTGTGGCGTGATAAAAATGGTCACCAAACATTAGTATGTCTCCGATGGGTCGCCAAATGGATTAGACTCACTGAAGTCTATAAATCCATCTGCTTCTATTTCAAAATCAATATTCTGCGAACCACCATCATTAGCCCAGGCCTCTCCTGTGGTGTCTGTTAAATCGCTATATATTGTTGCAATCGTTCCTGTATAACTATTAGTTCTACCAGTTACTGTTCCACCTACTGTGAAGTCCTTGGCTGTAGTTGTACCAGAAGCACCAATATGTCCTACATAAATTTTTGATAATATATCTGATGCTTTTGTTCTTTGTAATACTTCACCAAATACCTTAACTGCTGGTGTGTCACCATCTGCAGCAACAAG